CGCATGTTGAGTTGGGCGAAAAGAAATTAGATTACTCTGAATTCGAAACGCTGCATCAACTCTACAAGCACGACTATCAAAAGTTTATTGAGTATAACATCAAGGATGTCGAGTTGGTCGAGAAACTCGAAGACAAGATGAAGTTGATTGAGTTGGCTTTGACTCTTGCTTATGACAATAAAGTAAACTATGACGATGTGTTCACGCAGGTTCGTATGTGGGATGCGATTGTTTATAATTATCTTTTGAAAAAGAAGATTGTCATCCCTCAAATGAAGCGAGGCTCAAAGAGTTCGCAGTATGAGGGTGCTTATGTTAAGGATCCGATCCTTGGCATGCATGAGTGGGTTGCATCCTTTGACTTGAATAGTCTGTATCCGCACTTGATCATGCAGTATAATATTTCGATGGAGACTCTCATTGAGCCATCGAAATATACTGACAATATGCGTGGGCTCATTCAGAACTGCAATATTAATGTTGAATCACTACTTAATCAAGAAGTCGATACTTCAATTTTGCGAGATCTTGGTGCTACTGTAACGCCGAATGGTCAGTTGTTTCATATGAATAAAGGTCAGGGTGTATTGCCTGAGATTATGGATACAATGTACAAAGACCGCACTCGGTATAAGAAGTTGGCTCTTGAGGCGAAGAAAAAGATTGAGACTGTTCTTGATGATAAGAATCAAGTTCACTATCTTGAGAAACAAGTTGCTCGATATAACAATCTTCAGTTAGCAAAGAAGGTTACTCTAAACTCTGCTTACGGTGCACTGGGCAATCAGTACTTCCGCTTCTTTGATATTCGTATCGCTGAAGGTATTACAACGGCAGGTCAGTTGTCGATTCGTTGGATTGAGAAGAAGATCAATGAGTATATGAACAATCTTCTCAAAACCAAAGATGAAGATTATGTCATCGCTTCGGATACTGATTCAATTTATTTGAACATGGGTCCGCTAATCAAGAAACTTTATCCTGACACTTCTGACACCAAGAAAGTTGTCAAATTCATGAACAAGGTTTGTGATGATAAGGTTCAACCATTCATTGACTCGTCATATCAAGAGTTGGCTGATTATGTGAATGCATTTCAGCAGCGTATGGAAATGAAACGCGAGTCTCTTGCTGATAAGGCAATCTGGACTGCCAAAAAGCGATACATTCTAAATGTGCATGATAGTGAAGGTGTTGCTTATGCCAAACCTAAACTTAAGATCATGGGTCTTGAGGCTGTCAAGTCTTCTACTCCTTCTGCGTGTCGCGCGAAGATTAAAGAAGCAATCAATATCATCATGACTCAAACTGAAAGCGATCTCCACAAGTTTATTGAGCAGTTTCGTGAAGACTTTAAGAAATTGCCTGTTGAAGATATTTCTTTCCCGCGATCAGTTAATGGTCTTGGAGAATATGCAGACAATGCAAGTATCTATAAGAAGGGTACACCAATTCATGTAAAGGGTGCATTGGTATACAATCATGTTCTTCGAACTTTGAAACTGACCAAACGATATCAAGAAATTCAAGAAGGCGAAAAGATTAAATTTGTTTATCTCAAACAACCAAATATCTTCAATAACAATACGCTCGCATTTATCTCTGGCATCCCAAAGCAACTCGATGCTGAGCAATACATAGATTATGATCTTCAGTTTGAGAAGTCATTTCTTGAGCCACTAGACATCATATTATCAACAATCAATTGGAACACCGAAAAGGTGGACTCTTTGGAGAGTTTCTTTTCATGATTAGTGTCATAATGCCGACTCTCTGGAGAGGAGAGTACCACAAACGAATGCTCCCCATCTTTAATGATCATCCGTTGATTGGTGAGATTATCATCATTGATAATGCTCCTCATAAAACCGACCAAGAAATTTTTAAATTAGAGAAGGTGCGATATTTCGCACAGACAAAAAATCTTTATGTCAATCCATCTTGGAATTTAGGTGTTGAACTATCAAACTTCGACATACTTTGTTTGTATAGTGATGATGTTTATTTCGACTCGAAGTGTATTGAAAAAGTGCATAAAGTGTGCACACCAAGAGGCGGTATTGCAGGATTTTCGCTTGAGGCTATTTCAGAGAGTCACGATGACTTAAATTATCTTGCGCCATATGAAGTATTGCAAGTTGTGCCAAGCAATGCTATGCACTATAGATTTGGTATGTGTATGTTTCTCCATAAAGAAAGTTACTTTGTAATTCCAGAAGAACTTAAGATTAATTATGGTGACGCATATTTGTTTGATCAGAATGTTATGCGTGGAAAATCTAACTTTAAGATTGAAGGCTGTGCAACCATAACTCGAATGAGAACATCGTCAAAAGCAAAAGAGTTTGATGATGTTAGAAGAAGTGATGCAATAGAATACGCAAAAATAAATCCATCAGAAGGGCTCATTATGGAGTTAATGGATAACTTAGAAAAGAATATATGATTAGTGTAATTGTACCAACAATGTGGAAAGCACCACATCTGATGAAGATGCTCCCACTACTCGAAAATCATTCACTGATTGGTGAGGTGATTATCATTGATAACGACACATCAAAGACGAATGCAGATATTCATCAATATTCAAAGGTGGTACATCTTCCACAAAAAGAAAACATCTATGTGAATCCTGCATGGAATCTGGGAGTCAAGGTGTCGAGATTTGACAAGTTATGTTTTCTAAATGATGATGTCGTTTTTAATGTGAACTCCATTGATACGCTATATGAATTAATCACTCCAGAACGAGGGTTATTGGGCTTCTCTGAAGCAAGTTATTGCGGATTTTCTCCAGAGTTATATGATACTCTTGTTTCTTCTGGAATAGGCTCTGATGTTCACATTGAAGAAACGAATATATACGAGAATGAGTCGACTTCTGGCATGCCTCATGTTTACTATGGATGTGTGATGTTCTTACATAAAGAACGATTCTTCGTCATCCCACATGAATTTAAAATTTACTTTGGCGATTTGTTTGTTTACTTGATGAATGCTTTTAAGATTAATCAAGGAGAAGAGATCGCCCCTAATTTGAGACTGGTCACAAAATTACATACACCAGTACGAAACTATACTATCGAAGATGGATTAGTTATAACAAAAATGTCTTCAACTGTAAAATCTTTCAACGAACAAATTGATAAAGAGAAGGCTATTTTTTATGATGTGTTCGCTAGACACGGAATCTATAAAAAACAATGATAATGGCTTTTCTCGTTTTAATTGCTGGGTTGCTTCTATCTGGAACAGCAGCATACTACTCAATCATTGGATTGCTTGCTATCTTTCCAGGTGCGATAGTTCCGATTGCATTGATGGGCAGTTCATTAGAGTTCGCTAAACTAGTTGCAGCCTCTTGGTTATATCGTAACTGGGATATAGCACCGAAAATTCTCAAAGGATATTTTGTATTCGCAATCATAGTTCTGATGTTCATTACATCACTTGGAACATTTGGTTATCTATCAAAGGTACATCTTGAGTCATCAATTGGAGTCGCAGACAACTCGCTAGAAATTTCTAGAATTGAACAACAAATTGCTGCTGAGCAAAGAAAGGTTGGTAATGCTCAGCGGTCGCTCGAATCATTAGACTCTGTAGTTGATAAAGCATTCTTTGATGGCACAAGAATTCGCAATCAACAAAAAACAGAAAGAACTGCACTTAATTCTGTGATTGAAAATTCAGACGCTAAGATTGAGAAACTCACCTCTGAACTGGTGCCACTCCGCCGTTCTAACATAGAATCTGAAGCGAAAATTGGTCCATTAAAATATATCGCAGAATTAATTTATGGCAAGGATGAAGCCGCAAATTATTTCGATAGTGCAGTTCGCTTTGTTATTATTTTAATTGTTCTTGTATTTGATCCATTGGCTGTTCTTTTGTTGATTGCTGCAAACATCAGTTTCTCTCAACCAAAAAAGAAAGAGGATGATGTTGAGCCAAAGGAGCCGAAACAAAAGAAGCCAAATTATATTGTTGAAAAGATCGAAACAGTTCAAGCAAAGCGAAAGAAAAAGAAAAAGGTTGCTTCTGAGCCAGAAGTAGAGTACAATAAAGGTATGGGAAAGAGCATCTACAACTTTATGATGCGCGATGATTTTGGTATAACACACACAGATAAGGTGGAAGATAATGAGCCTACTCGAAAAACTAAAGAAAAACACAACGATTAAAGACACTGCTATCCTTGCGAAGTCTAAATTCTTCGCTGCCAAGGATATGATTCAAACAAAGATCCCTGTAGTGAATGTTGCATTCTCTGGCGATCTTGATGGGGGTTTCATTCCTGGACTTACCATGTGGGCTGGTCCGAGCAAGCACTTCAAGACAGCATTCAGTCTCTTGATGGCAAAGGCATATCAAGACAAGTATCAAGACGGTGTTGTTCTGTTCTATGACTCAGAGTTTGGCACTCCGCAAAACTACTTCACTTCGTTTGGTATTGATATGGAGCGAGTTATTCATACTCCAGTCACCGATGTTGAACAACTGAAGTTTGATATTATGAATCAGTTGTCAAATATTGAGCGTGGTGAGCGAGTGATGATTGTGATTGATTCGATCGGCAATCTTGCGTCAAAAAAAGAAGTTGAAGATGCGCTTGAGCAAAAGTCTGTCGGTGACATGACTCGCGCCAAGCAAATTAAATCCCTGTTCCGTATGGTGACACCACACCTTACACTGAAGGACATTCCTATGGTCGTAGTAAATCACACCTATAAAGAAATAGGTCTGTATCCCAAGGATATCGTCGGTGGCGGTACAGGCTCTTACTACTCTGCTGATAATATCTACATCCTTGGTCGTCAGCAAGAAAAGGATGGCACTGACCTAATTGGCTATAACTTTATTATTAATGTGGAGAAGTCCCGCTATGTTAGAGAAAAGGCTCGTATCCCTGTCACTGTTCGTTTCGATGGTGGCATTTCTAAGTACAGCGGTCTTCTTGACATGGCACTTGAGTCGGGTCATGTAACCAAGCCAAGCATGGGCTGGTATGCCAAGGTTGATCGCTCAACTGGTGCAATCGATGGTAAGAAGTGGCGTATTGCTGACACTGAATCTCCAGAGTTTTGGGATAGCATTCTTGCCGATGATTCATTCAAGGATTGGATTCGTAAAACATATCAATTTAGTTCAGCCATGGGGAACAGTGAATTAACTGTTGACACGGATGATGAGGAATAAAATTGTTGATTTGATTGCCAAATACGAATTTTGGTATGCAACGAAATTTACTAAACTTGACAAACACTACACATTTTTCGTTGATTTAAATGGTCCCCCAGGATCATTTGCAATCAAGTATCTTAAGAAATATGATGGTGTGATTGTAGAGTTTACTGATGTGAAAGTTGGCGATGATGGTTTGATGACATTTGATTATGATGTTATCTCCAATGTGAATAATTGTAATGTAAAGTCCAAAAGTTTCGAACGCTTTACTTCTAATGTAATGCGTAGTATACTTTATGGGGCTGTTGAAAATCTAAAGAAGGGACCGAATGAAAACAGAGAATTTGATCCTATCGAACTTGATTCGGAACGAACCATTTATGAGGAAGAGTTTGCCGTTCCTCAAGAACGAATATCTAAGCGAAAGCCACGAAAGAAAACTGTTCGAAGAAATAAAGCAGTTCATTCTTAAATACAACAATTTGCCACCAGTTGCGGCTCTTGAGATTTCTCTCAAAGAGTCAACCAAACTCACTGAAGTTGAGTTAAATAAGTCATTGGAATTATTGAAGGAAATATCCAATGACAAAGCAGAACAACAACTTGGCTGGCTACTTGATACAACGGAAAAATTCTGTCAAGAAAAAGCGATTTACAATGCCATCATGGATTCCATCCAAATCTTGGACGGGAAAGATACTAACAGGGGCAAAGGAAGCATTCCTACTCTTTTGTCTGATGCTTTGGGGGTTAGTTTCGATCCTCATATT